ATAACTTGTAAGTAAGTTAGCATGAGCCAACGAACCTATTGGTGTAGTGTTCAAGGAACCTGATGGAGTACCATGATCACCTTCAAAAATTCCTTCGGGTGTAACGAGTCCGACATTACTAAAAAGATTTGAAATATCTCTAAGCTCAGTATGAAATGATTCTTGAAACAAACTAATATAGTCGTTCCATGCACAATCTCTTGCTGGGCCTTTAGTATTGGCGTCAAAATTATTGAAGTCAGTAGAAACTATTTTCATTCCGTTTGATATTGCGTATGATATAATAGTATCCATTCTATCATTTACAAATTCGGGGCCGGAAAGTGCTGATAACCAAACTTGCTTCTTCATCCATTCAAGTACGGGAAGGAAAAACGGTTCTTCACGAATAATCGTATAAAGAGAAATGCCCCAAACATCTCTTGTTTTACCTTGCTCCTGTGTTCTTGTATATAAAACAGCAGGCCACGACTCAAATTTACTATTACCAATAATTGGAATAGCTTCACCCTTCGTTATCATCAGAGGGAGACCTGAGGACGTGTTTTTCTTGATTTTCTTAAGAGCAGTTTCATTATTCACCGGACGCAATCTGTATAAATCATTTGACTTAACAGGAGATTTGCCAGGTGTACAGCTTTGTGTAGACTGAGAACTTTCAAAAGTAGCAGTTGCTCCTTCTCGTCTTTCAGACCAGGGTTTCTGGATTGAGCGAGGACCAATTTTGGCAATCTGCTTTTCTTCTAGCTTTACTAACTCTTCAGGCCAACCACTTTTATCTAGTGAATCGTAGAACGACATGTACTTCGAAATGATAGAGTCAGTTTCATCTAATCTTTTAGCAATGGGAGTTAGGATGACCTTATCACTACCTTTCACTGTTTGATACATAATGTTGGAAAGCTTATTCCATGCGTCTGAACTAATGTTCTTCTTCAATGTATTAAGGTTTGCAATTTTCATGAGTGGTTTATCTCTCTAGATTTATTTTGCAGTAGCATCTACTGCCGTTTCATCAGTTTTATCAAATTTACCTCTGGACTTAGATCTTGATTTTCTACCACCTGATGATGACTTATCTGAACTTATATTACTATAAAATTCCTGAACGTCAAGCCACTTTTGAATGACTAGTAGTCTATTCGGTGTACATTGAACAACAGACATGTTTGTTAGATAAGTTGAACCGAAAGGTCTTTGAGACCAGTTGATAATTGAAGGAGTAACATTAGTTACTGGTCTAATTCCGTCGTCTTGATAAATACCTATGAAACTACCAATGTTAGACCCAAGGTTTTGAGTATGAAAGTTTGGCCAAGTTGTAAAACCTCTAGTAACGGATTGATCGCTTCCATTCTTCATAGCACCATGTGTAAAGACAATCACGTTAGAGTGAGTATCAGTATAATAGTTATGAGGTGCAATGTTACGATCAGAACATAATCTAAGTTGAGGCTTAACAAGGCCAAAAGCGTTAACAGCTCCAGAAGAACTGAAAGATACTGGTGTCCAGTAACCCTGAAGGTAACCATTATAACCAGTCCCGACTGTGGCATACTTAAGATCTGTGGAATCACTGATATATTGAGGAGACGCATATCTTGTTGTCTCTTCAGCAATGTTACCAGGGTTAACTATCTTTTCAATCATCATTGGAGAGTTAATAAACTCATTCCAGTGATCAGTGTCGCATAAATCAGTTTGGAAAGCACTGCCACCGCATGCAGACGTTCTCCAACCAGGAATGACATTCAGGAGCAGACCCAAGAATTTTTGGATATGAACATTAGTGTCTCCTAGTGTAGTAGGTGATGTCATGTCTTCAATTAAACCAAGGATAACGTCACTCTTAAGTTCTAAGCAAGATTGCTCACCTTCACCAAGAGTTGTAGCGCCATTATCCTCGAAAATACCATGAGGTACATTACAATAAATTGTTGCACCTGAAGCTTCAGAGTTTGAGTACCATCCATGATACTGAGCGATGCTGTTAGCTAACGTTTGAGGAAACGGAAGTGAATCAATAAGTTGTTCAAGCTGCTGAAATCTCTGAAGTTGAACCGTAGAAAACAGTTCTTGTCTAAGATAACGTAAAGCTGCGTTGTTATTAACAAGGCCAGGCTCATTACAATATGCATATGCATTAGCAAAGAAGTTGTAAGTAGCAATTGCCTGAATCATCGAATTGATGTACTTTTTGAAAAGGTCAACAGTAAAGAAAGTTGCAATATCGGCGGCATAGCGCTTATTTGCATTAACTGAATTACGAAGAACTGGAACTAGAACATCTTTGTAGTAAGTATCAATTATGTCATCGTCATTAGGGATCGAGAACATATTAAATTTACCCACAAAACAAGTTTGATCATCGGTACTATCCCAAAATGGTTCAGCATTTTGAGTAGATTCCTCAATTCCTAAGTTAAAATTCAGAGTATTCTTAACTGGTTCATGGTGATAGTAACTGGAAACAGGTCCAACTACAGAAATACCACCTGTGTCATTGGTTGGAAAACCAGCTCCACGACCTCCTCTTCCTAATGGTGAGAAAATGTCTTTTCCAGCCATTCCTTTAATATTTGAGGCCATTGCTTCACCTATATTAGAAGCAATGTCAGAAATCGTTTTGTCTAAAGTATCGTAAGCTTTACCTTCCATATCTGAAACCAAACCTGGAAAGGATCCCTTAGCAATATTGTAGACACTAGCGGCACCACCAGCAACTGTACCAATTCCAATTCTAGACACAAGAGGTGCAATGAATCCAAGAGCATGAGGTACAATCTCACTCTGATTATCAGATTTCTTGAATTTAGCAACAAGTGGGTGAAGATAGTTGAAGAAGTCCTTGTATGAAACAATTCGTTCATAATCGGCAAAGTCTAAACTGGGATGTTCTGTTTTAAATCCTGAATAGATTATAGTATATAATTTTCTAACAATTCTACCATCCTCAATACAGTCCGGAGTCTGTAAATAAGGTCGTACTGGATCTGAGTTAATTGAAATCTTTTCTGAATTTGGGCTATTCATATTGATTTTAGTTAGTGTATAGTTTGTGACCAGTTACTGTAAAATCCGAATTAACGGCGTCTTTTACTGGAAACGTCCCGAAGGAGAAGATCGGAATATATTGGTTTTTGTTT